ATCAGAGCCGCCATCCTCGCAGCCATTGGTATCACCAAGGCTCCACGAGGAGGCTATAACTAGTAGACAGAGTGTCTACTAGATGTTAACCACCATGTGTGGAACTGGAGTTGCCAAATGTTTACCGACCCGCAGTCTGCTACTATCGGTTCTGCCGTTTCGTTGCCGCGTCTTACCCTCGATAATTTCGTGGGTTATTTCGCGTCTTCTGATGGCATCTTTGATCTTCGCCTCTCTCACTTCTTCCCTAAGGGGCGGAAGCGTAGCGTGACGAAGATGTCGAGAAAGAAGATCTCCACCAATCCTCTTTCGGACCTTAAGTCCGAAGAGTCGTGTGGGATCACGATCACTATTGATCGTCCGAGTAGCAACTCGTTCACTGAGGCTGAGCTCATTGAGCTCATCACTGGACAGTTCACCTGGCTTACTGCCAGTACGAACGCCAACCTGAAGAAGCTTCTTGGGCTTGAGTCGTGATTACAACGGAAGTTGTGATTCTCGGCTGTTTGCTTCTGATGCCTCTGTACGGTTTGGCCAGTGTAGCCGCCTTTCATAAGGCGACGCCTCGCGAACGTGTTCGAACTTCACGCCATTCGGCGTGAAGTGGGTGCGGTGGGGAGGGCCTTAATCGGCTCTCCCCATCGTGGTAAGCATAGGGCAGGATTCCACCCCTCTTTTGAAAGGGATGAGATGAAAAGCCTACTAAAACTCCTTGAGATTATTCTTCAAGAAGAAGGTAGTCTCTGTGCCGTTGACACCCGTTTGGATGTGGAAACACTCCAAACGCGTTTTGGTGGCGAGGGTGATCGATTTTTAACGATCACTTTGCCTAGCCTAGGAAAAGGGCTCGAAAGAGCTCTTGAACTTGGCTTAGCAACTCCTAATCTGTTTCCGGGTTTCCGGAGCAGACAGAATCTCCCTATATTTTTAGGGGGCTTCTTTGAGCTCGTCTTCGAACGGAGTAGCGGTAGAGTACTCGAGCAACCTTCGACCAATGCGATTAGAGCGATACGTCAAGTATCTCTCATATTCAAAAAGATCGAGTTGGATTGTTCGCCTGAGGTGACTCAGGCGGCATACGATAAGTATGTCGAGTGTGACACGGAAGTAGCAGAGTGGGAGGCTACGGTCTCCTCTGAAGCTCTCATACGCATTCAGCGTATGAGTAGCTTGCTCTACTCGGACTTGTTCACAAACGTGAATCGTGAGATTCGCGATTGGAACTTACGTCCGCGTCATGGATCTGGTGCTACGGCAGACCGCCTTGTGGGAAACCACAAGTATGAAATGCCGGAGTGGACAGAACGCCTTGAGAGCGTGTTCCCTTATTGGAGATATGCGACTAATGTCGCATACTCTAGTGATAGGAATTCCATGGTTACCTTTCGGGAACCTGGAGATGAACGACCTGTTAAGGTTGTTGATGTTCCTAAAACGCTGGAAACGCCTCGTATCATCGCAGAAGAACCTACGTGCATGCAATATGCACAACAGGGACTAATGCTTTGTATTCGTGATTACGTTGATGGATCGTATCTATCTCGTATGATCGGAACCCGAGATCAGCAACCTAACCAGTTGCTTGCTTGGGAAGGATCCCTTCATGGGGGTCTTGCCACACTCGATTTGAGTGAGGCATCCGATCGCGTCTCCAATCTGTTGGTTAAAGTTATGACTGAGCATTGG